ATGCTTTTTAAACGTAACTCAATTTATTATGCTGTTATAAATATCCCTAAATTGCTGGTTCCTATCTACCATCGCAAGCAAATATGGCAATCACTGCATACCAAAGACCGACGAATTGCTTCACTTCGGGTTGAACTTGAAACGATGGCGATACGACAACGAATATTAAATGACTTAGAGAACCTTAAACATATCAAAAAAACTACTACTCCTAAAACACCACCAAAACCTGAGACACCTATTATTTGCCGAGAAGTTGAATATACCGAGGAAGAAGCCGAATTACATGCTTATGACTGGTTGATGCAAAAGTCCCAAACTGAAAGCAGAAGGTTGTTAAATGGCGCAAATCGAATGGAAGAACGCAAATATTTTCAAAATCTCCTTTCTGCTTATGAATACAAATATCTCCAACGCAACTACCAAGACATATATGCAGAAACCAATAATTACTTCCAAGAAAAACAACTTGCGACACCTACCAAAACTTGCGCCGAGATGATTTTTAATGCTTTTATGAGGGCAAAAATTCAGCTTTTACGGTATCTGATTGAGTTTTTGAATGGTTATTGCGGTGAAATTGATGCCAGCCTTATTGACCGTATGTATTTTAAGCAACTTGAAATCAATGCCGAACTCAAACAAAAACGACAGCACAAGCCCGATATGTCTTTGATGCAAGTTGTTAAACATTATAATCAGACTGTATCACGCAACAAAACATCTGACGCAACTAAGGAACGTGTGGCATCAAAAATGGAGCTGATTGCTGAAATAATCGGAAAAAACAAACCTATGCGACAAATTTCCGCTGATGATTTAAACGACGTGATACAAAATATTCCATATATACCGAAGCGTTTTGGTGAAGGTGTAACTAAAGGAAAAACCATTAACCAAGCAATCAATATGGCTAAACATAACAAAGCCCCCACTCTTTCTGAAAAAACGCAAACCGATTATATTCAAACATTAAGCTCAATATTTAAGTGGGCGAAACAAAAGAAATTTATTGAAGAAAACCCGATGGAAGAAGTGGAAATTCCTTCAATCACCGTCAATAAAAACCAAGACAAATACCTACCATTTTCGATTAACCAGCTCAATATTATATTTCACTCGATGGTCTACCGTGGATGTTTGAATAATCGTCTCGGTCGTTTTAAGGCTGGTGACAAGATATATCGTGATGGCTTTTATTGGGTGCCTTTAATCGCATTGTTTTCAGGCATGCGGCTTAATGAAATATGCCAGCTTACCACCGCAGATATTATTACTAAAGATGAAGTTGTTTGTTTCAGTATTAACGATAAAAACGGAAAAAGAGTAAAAACTACCAATGCCATAAGAATTATACCGATACACCCAGTTTTAATGAAGTGTGGCTTTTTGCAATATGTTGAACAGCAAAAAAATGATGTTACTAACAAAACCCAGCGCATATTCCCTGAACTTGTACCGAATTGCCGTGGCGAACTTTCTGCCAGCGTATCAAAGTTTTTTAATCGCCTGCTGGATAAACTTAATGAAACGATTGATAATGATGACGATAAATTTTTACCTAAACACGTTGCGCACTCATTTAGACACACTTTCCGCAGTGAACTCCGCAATCATCAAGTTCCGCAAGAAAGAGTTGTTATTTTGGGTGGTTGGGATCAAGGTTCAAGTTTGGCATCACATTATGGGAGTATATCCGCTAAAGAACTCTATAAAACCGTTTCCGAAAATTTAACCTTTGATGGTTTAGATTTAAGTCATCTTTATGTATGATGGAGCTATGTGAAATGCCAACAATAACCACGCCATATTTTAATGGTGGTATAACAAGAAATTCTATTATTACTGCCAAAGAAAACATTATTTATCACCTTTTAGCTTATATTGCTGCCAAAAATGATGAAGAACTGGCACAATTTAAGGTTGCTGTATCTTTTATGTTAATGGAAGATATTTTACGCAACCGTATAAGAAAGGAAGATAAAACCCCAGCTCCATTAATGAGAAGAAGATTTAAAATTTATGCTCTCAAAAACCAAAAAATTCCTAATCATTTTTTTGACTTATATAATGCAGAATATCAATCCTATGAACAAAACGTATAATGACCGTTTATTTTTTAACATATAACTTATTACGATTGGCAAAACGCCCCGAAGCAAAGCACGCTATGATGACTGCACGAAAACTCACTAATCAACTATATTTTGCCATAGAAAAAGACGATGATAAAAAAGACAAGAATAAAGAGAAAAAAATAATAAATATAAGTTTCGATAAAATAGAAAAAGCCCGAAAAGAATATATTGCTGTTGCTCCACTCATTTTTGGTTATGTTTACACATTAATTAAGCATCATCACATTCAAATTCGCAACTTGGAAGATAAAAAAATTCTAAATCAAAGCAACTTTGAAAGTGCTATATCTAACTTAGACGACACTAAAATCTTTAAAAAATATCACGACATTATTGGCTACACTCTGTATGCACAAGGAGTTTTGACTGACCTCAACCGTAAATATGCCGATACAGAAACCGATTGGGCTGTATTAAAGGAATCAGACCTTGAACCCTTTAATTTTAAGGAGTCTACCCCGATTCTACCCAAATTTACCGATTCTGAGCTAAAAATCATCGAAAATTAGCCTTTTTTTAGGCTATTTTTATCATCTTTTTTTGTGGTTTAAAAAATTTAAAATCATTATAGTTTTACTAGAATGATTTTTTATTAAAAATTCAAAATATAAGAATTTAAACTATCTTGTTTTACTTAGATTTTAATAAATATTATAACAATATTTCTAGAATGATTTTAGTTTATTAAAATCAAGTTTAAACATTTCCTTCTGTTGCCATTTTCAGCGTTTTATGCTATAGTAAAAGCATCAAATCAAACAAGTTGGTTTGCTGTTTAGTTCAGATTAGTAGTCATTAATCTGGAGAAGTCTACCTATAAACAGACTTCAAAAAAAGTTTTTGATGGAGCTAAATTCAACTACAAAGACTTTATGGTGTCCGATAGCAAAGTTGTGATTAAAGGTATTCGCTCTCTACTTGGTTATTATTCCAAGTGCGTAAATGATGTAAACGAATTAAATTTTAAGAGCAACGATGCAAAGCAAAAAGGTGTTGCTGCTCTTTATATCTATACAAAGAAGAACCTAAAGAATAAGAAAGGTTCTGCTTTAGAAAAAGATGTATCAAAGTTTATCAAGCAGGTTATTGATGATAAGCAAGACGAGAGATTGGTTAGATTACGCCAAAAGTTCAACAGAGCTGTTATGGTGATGTTGAATAATGACGTTTCTCCAAAAGATGCCGTTGATTTCGTTCAAAAAGAGACTTTAAAGAATCTTTATAATGGAAAAACAAAAGCAGAAGCTGAAAAAGCACGCAAGAACAGTTCTATGACCTTTAAGGCATTGAGGACGACACTTTCAAAATGCGTTAAAGCTTGCAATGTATCAAGCACTGATAACTATGCAATTATTTGCTATAAAGGCGAATACTACTATTTGTCAGACAAAGACATTGTTAAGTCAATTAAGAAGAAAAACACTCAATTTGAGGCTTTTCCTAACAAGTAATGTTGGTTGGCGATGAAAGTGCCGGCAGTTTTCAAGTCGGCACTTCCTCAAGCGCTGTATACATAACAAATTAACGTAAAATACAAGTAAAATATGGAGTAAAAACAATGTCAAAACCACATAGTAGATATGCTGATAAATTTAAATATAATGCAAGTTTACAGTTGGATTTATTACATCGAGCTATTGCATTATATAGTGAAAATTTAGAGCAAAAAGTAAAATTATCAAAGTATGTAGATAGAGTTAAAGAGCTTGGATTAATGCAACCAAGAGCACTAAAACCATTTGCAAAGATAATTTATAAACATCTTGATAAAGTTATAAGACCAAGTAATGAAGGTAAATATATGATGTTTACTTTAGTTGTAGGGTATGATTTCGGTAAAAATAACTGGAATATGAATTATAAAAAGCTACAGAAGAAGGTCAGAAAACTTTTAAAAGGCTATGATTATATTGCCACGGTCGCCTTAGATGAATTTCCCAGAGAACAGTATCTGAGTGAAGGTACATTAATGTCTTGGCACGTTCACGGTATCTTTTTTGAGAAACCGACAGCTTGGAATACTCGTAAAATAAACCAACAAATAGAACGCAAAGGACATAAAATCATACCTTTACGGACTGAATCTTATGACCGTTTAATAGATGCAATTTATTACGCTTTCAAAGGTCCATATGGTGGTAAAGTCAGAGTGGAAGATAAAGAAGGACATACAAGTTTTAGACACGTCAGACTTGGTTATACGTCATACTTTCAAAATCTTATTCAACTTAAAAATTACAAAATTTACGACTTGATGTTTGCAGGTGGTAAAGGTCGGAAAGTTCTTAATCGTATTTTAGAGGAGATAAACAATGCAAAAGCTTAATCCACAACAAGAAATAGCCACAAATTCAACAGCTCGTATCACTTATGTAGATGCATGTGCTGGTTCAGGAAAAACAACATCCATAGAAGCCAAGATTGCTAAATGTCTAGAAGATGGAGTTAAACCGTGGAATATAACAGTTCTTGCGTTTAATAACAAAATCGTAGATGATATTAAAGTTAGATTTTCACAGCATTTTGGGGAACTCAGAGCAAATAAAATGAAGATTCACACCTTCCATAGCTATGCTTTGAATATTCTGAGGCGTAAAAAGAAAAAAATCAATTTAATGTTGACTAATGATAGTGAGCTAAGAACTTTCATCAAAAAAACGTGGAATGATTATAAAAAGCTACACCATATTGAAAGCACCAATCGTCTGAGGAGAAAAAATAAAGTTGAGGAGCTTTTTGATATGGCAAAACAATGTCGTGAAAATAATAGTCATCGAAAACATTATAAAAACTCAATGAAGAAATTTTACAAATTTTTTAAGGAAAGGCTTATACAAACAAAGACTTATGATTTTGCTCGTATTATTAAAGTAGCAAGAGACGAACTTGAACCATCAAATAATATACAGCATATCTTTGTTGATGAGTTTCAAGATACCTCAGAAGCACGTTTTGACTTTCTCACCACTTTGGTTGGAAAAGATAATTATTTGTATGCTGTGGGAGATGAAGACCAACAATTATTAGAATGTTTTGGTGTCGTAAATAATAACGTTGCAAAATTAAAAGGATATTATAAAGATGAGCTATGTACTTATTTTCTTGAATATAGTCATCGTTTAACACCATCTTTAGCTCGTAGATGCAATAACTTATTAGCATCACTTCCTAATCGTGTGCGTAAAATTATAATTGGAATGAATAGTGGCAAAGCTGAATTTGCAATCAAAGAGTTTGCTTATGAAAACAACGAAACAAAATGGTGTGTTAATTATATTAAATCTTTGATGCAAAAAGGAGTAAAGCCAAAAGATATTGCTGTTTTATACCACAACAATGATATGATTAAAAAGGAAATACTAGATACAGGGGTTCATTGTTCAACTATTCATAAGGCAAAAGGATTAGAGTTTACTTATGTAATAGTTCTTGGTGTTGAAGAAGGTATTTTACCACGCAATGATAGAAGTATTAAAGAAGATATCAGAGCCTTATATGTTGCAATGTCTCGTTCTAAGCAATCATTAGTCTTAACTTATATTAAAGATGGTATGCGTGGAAATAGACGTGTGTCTCGTTCAAGGTTATTGGATTATGTTAAATAAAAAAGTCTACGGTAGACCTTCGGTATGGGCTTAAGAGTTCATACCGATTTTTTTTACAAATAATTATAAACAGTTCTGCGGGATATGTTGAATTGTTTGGCGATGGTGGTTATGGGGGTGCGGTTATTGACTAAGGCTTTTATTTCTTCGGCTTGTTCGTTGGTTAGTTTATGTTGCCCACCCTTGTATTTACCTTTGAGTTTAGCCAAAGCAATTCCCTCACGTTGACGCTCTAAGATTAAGTTGCGTTCAAGCTCTGCTACAGCTCCAAGCATCGTCATCATCATTTTTTGATATGGGTCTTGTTTATCGGGGGCAAATATCAAGTTTTCTTTATGAAATACGATTTTAGCACCTTTATTGGTTATTTCTTCGACTAAGTTCAGCAAGTCCTTTGTGTTACGAGCAAGTCTATCCATGGAATGCACATTAACCACATCACCAGCACGAATATTGAGTAACATCGCTTGAAGTTCGGGAGGTCGGTTGTGGAAACTCTTTTGTAGTTAAATATCATATTTTTTGCTCCTAGATGTGAAATTGAAATTTATGACTCGGCTTTACAAGTGTGAAATTAATCAGGGGTTTGATTTAGTTTGCACAGATTTCTTGGCGTGTAATCTCGGTATAGTTAGATTGCACAGCTCCAAAACGTAAAGCTGTCGGATTAATAATTGAAATTTAGCATCGTCTTTTATATGCGAGATGTCATTAACTTTGATATATGGCAGATGGTCGCTGTCGAATAACTTTAGCTTATTACCTTGCACACCATCAAAAATGCTGTAATGGTCGAGGTTTGCACTTCTTATACGAATTATGACAGCTTTGTTTTGCTCTCGCTGTTGTTGCATATATTCAAGTAGCTTATCAAAAAACAGCTTATTATTATAAAACGGTCGAATAAATGACAGCTCTTGTTTATATACGGCCTTTAGGTAATCTTTCGCAAACTGAATAATTTGCTCTATCCTTGCACCATCAGCACCATATTGAACAACATCATTTAAGGCATCATACTCATAAAGCTGGTTGAGAATAGAGTCATACATCTCTTGTGCTTTGTTGACTGATAATTCAAGCCCAAGCATTCGCACAGCATTGATTACAGCATATACGGAACAGTATCTACTTAATGTGCCCTGTTTGTATGGTTTTATATCACGTGGCATTTTAATACTCCTCGGCTAACAGAATTGTCATTACACGGTTTGTTTGCGTAGGATCATCTGGTTGCGGTGAGTAGAACTCGTCATTTATATCGTAAAGGTCTATTTTCCAAAAAACTTGCGTTCCACGGCTTGATATAACTTGTCCAAAATCGTGTTCGTGATATGGGTCGTTATCTTGCGTAAAATCATTAAATGCCCGAACTTTTTGCAATACCTCGGCTTGTTCATCTTCGGGAAGTGAACGGAAACCGATTGTCAACAGAACACGCCCACCAGTAAAGGTCTTTCGCAAGCTATCGTTTAATGCAGCGACTTTTTTAATATTTATTTTGTTTTCCATTGCACGCACTCCTTATTCAACTGCAAACCAAGACATAACCGTAGCGAGTAAGTGGTCGTAGTCACCGCTCATTGCTTCGCTCATAAAAGCATCAATTTCAGTTTGCGGAAGTTTTGCACGCTCCATCGCCCTTTTGCAGATACCAAGTATGCAAAAAGCGTTACCGTTTTGCCCGATAATGTTAACAGTAATGTCGGGATATTTTGTTTCAGACATATTTTTTCTCCTATAAAGATTGAATTTAAAACAAAAGAAGCGCCAATCTTTCGACTGACGCTCCGTAAGAGTTGCTGGCTGTAATAATAGTGCTTGACTTATTAACGAGTTCATCAACCACAGCATTACGTACCAACCTTTCACACCAAACCATAAACAACCTTATCTGCTTTGTTATGAGCAGAATCGAAGTTTATAGCTATATTGGTGATTCATAATGAAAGTCGATTATTTCGATTTTTCATTATACATTGATTATAACACATATCATTTTGATTGTCAACAGAAAATATTGTGCTATTTCAATAGTTTAAGACTATATTCGATAATTTTGAATATATAAAAAAATTTAAGGAGTGAAAAATGTTAGAAGCCATAACCAGATTAAAAAAAGACATATCAAACCGTGAAAATTGCCACGGACTTAATGAAATAATTGCCAGATTGAAAGATAACACACCCAGCACACCAGCTTATATCTGCCAATTCTGCGGAAAGAAAACAACCACTCCCCACGGCGGTATCTGTCGCTTTTCCCCATACCAAAACAAAACCCATAAATTTATTAAGGCTAGTATTGTATAATTTATTTGAGGTACTTGTCTAAAATGGCTTGTTTTTTAGCGTTTTTTTAATTTATTCATAATTCTATCTACTAAGTTCTGAAAGAAGTTATGAGATTTATATAGTTTTGGGATTTTTCCATGTAATTTTAATACTTCTCTTACTTGCTCTAAGATATAATCCCCTTCATCTAAATATTTTTTTGCTTGCAAAAATGATATGCTGCTTGCCGAAGCTGTATGTCCTATACTATGTCTATTAATAATAAACTCAGTAAATTCCACACGATTATCTAAAAATGACAAGTCTGACTTAGAAATATTAAAATTTTTATGTAAATGTTTTTTTATTTCAGCAGGTTTTAGATATCCTATTTCCTTTTTATTTGGTTCGATATTATGAAGTGATTTAAAATTTTTAATAATAGCATTTAAATTAGCATCAAATTCTGCAAATATTTTGAAGCATATAAAATCAGATACAATCATATCCAATAAAACTTCATCAATACCTGAATTACTATCGGTAATTTTATCTAATATTTGCATCTTAGTAAGATTATACAGATTTCTTGAATTAGTTAACTTTGCCATTATTTTAATATACTCGTCGCTATTCTGATACGGTCGTTAACACTTTTAATTGATATTGTTCCTTGTTTTGCTTCATAAATCTCTTTATATTCCTGATTATCTTTTAGTAAAGCGAATTTATCCTTAAATTCTTCTATTTCAGAATCTGTTTTAATAACAGCCGTCATTACAGAATCTAGCAAAACATAATTATATCTCGTATATAGAGTGAACGGCTTATCACCCAATTCATCAATAATAAATTTTGTAGCCTTCTTAAAACGTTTACAGAATTCTTCTTTCTTTTCATGCTGCTGATGATGCAAATATTCATTTAAGAATGACTTCATGCTCTTATAATTTTGCATTTCTGCCTTTTCAGCATCCCATTGCTCATAAAAAGCACATAACCTCAAAATTAATTCTAAATCAGTAAATCTCTTATCTACATCTTTTTTACCTAAAATTTTGCGCCAATTTTCGTCAGTATTAAGTTTTTCGAGCTCTTGGATAAGTGTTCCATAATTCACAGCTCTTCTAACTTCCATGTTATTTAAGTTTTGTCCTCCAGTATTTAAACGTTCAAAAATATGGTATAATGTTTGAATATCGTCTGGATTTATCTGCCTAATAATACAAGCATTAAGTTGTCTATTTCTCAATCTTTCCTGTGCATCTTCTGGTAAATTTTGAAAATCTTTTTTATTATATTCATCACAAACATCTTGTAACTTAAATTCATTATTCAAAAACGCATGAATTGCAGATATACGCTGATAACCATCAACAATCAAATACGCTTCTTTCTTTTGTTCTTTATATAAAAAAACCGGAGGTACTGGATAATCAAATAGAAGTGATTCTATAAATCTACTTTGCCCTTTAGGATTCCACACTTTATTCCTCTGGAAATTAGGTTTATAAAATATTCCTTTGTTCAGTTTATTACTATATTCTGGCAGAGTAAAACTGGCTGGAGAATTTATGATTTCAGACGTTAAAACGTCTTTTTCTTCTTCTGTAGCTTCCACTTTGGAAATTTCTTTTTCTTCTTCTGTCATATCATCCGTTTTTTGTTCTTCAAATAATTCCATTTTTCCTCTCTTTATTTTAAATAATCTTCACCGTAAGATGAAATTTGTTCCATTATCTTAATAGTTTCTTTTATTGCAAGAGCCATATTTTTTATATGCGTCACATCTTCAACAACACTCAGAATAACATTATCTTTAATACGATATTTTAACCATTTAATCAAATTTTATGGTTTTATTGTCTGCTGTTATTAAAGATAACGTTGAATCTGTTGCAGAAGGAGCAATAGTCTTTTTTATAACAAAATTTGAAACAGTCCCATCAAGATATACTTTTATAGATTTGTCATCTACAATCTTATTCATTAAATGAATGTCTATAAGTTTTTGTCCTTCTTTAGCATATTTTTCAAAAATTTCTTGGTTGTGTGTCATTGGAATTGCAGGAAAATCAGTTTTGAGAAATTCTATGTATTTTGTTCTATAAACAGATGAGTGCAATACAGCATAAATATAGGATAATACTTCTTCTGGAGTTGGCTGAAATGAAAGTTTATCTAAATATTCTTTAATAAATTGATCCGTGTAATTAGGTTGCTTATCTTTTTTTTCAAATAGTTCTGAACCATCTGGATAAAGATAAAGAGGAAAAACAAAATTATAAAATTATTTCACTTATATTTTTTGTAACCAATGAATGCTTAAAATTGTTCCCTGTTAAAAGGCGAGAAACAGACAAACCTATATTATCTTTGCAATACAAATGTTTCATTATATCGTTACGTGCTCTAAACAAAAAACCTTGATTAGTATAAAAAGTATACCTAAAATCGAATGGTCTATAAGAAATTTGAGTAGGACTATTATTATCTTCTAAACTATTTTTAGCTGCAAAAAAATCCCAATTTTTACTTATTGCATGGGAAGCTGCAAAATCTTTAATATCCATATCTAGAATAGATGTTCTAATATTTAAGGCTTCTTTTTCTGTATATGAAAAACAAACTGGATCATTTCCCGATGTTATTCCACTATTATATTCTCTAAATATATCCGTTATTTTATAAAAAATTTTGTAATTTTCAATTTCAGAAAGATTCTTATTTACAAACCAATAATTTTTTGTTGTTTCAGGTGATAACTGAGTAAAATTAATATTGTTTAATGACATATTTTTTAAGAATTTGAGTTTTTCTGCTCTAGATAACAATCCATTTTCACGTGTTGAGTAGTAGAACACTCTTTTTTTACAATTACTGTCTTTTTTCTTTACAAAAAACGTAATATTTACACCAACCCTTATATCAAATATATTTTTGTCATTATCTCCTTTACGAGTATTACCATGAAGATTTATTATATAAATGTCATCAAACGTATTGTATAAATGTTTTCTCATAATATTTTGAGTATCACCATCCAACCAACCATTACAAGTAATGATTCCCACAACACCATATCCTGTTTTTTCTATTTTCCATTCAGCAAAACGGATAAATTTCATATATAAATTATTTGTTTGTGTTTTTCTTTTATTTATGCCTTCTTTATATTTGCATAACTCAATGTCTATAGCACTTTTATTTGATTGGCTCTTACCGTTAAAATATGGTGGATTTCCAACTATTGCTAAAATATCTTCTTCATTTTTAATTTTAGTAGCCTTTTCATGCTCTTTTTTTAAGTTCGGTAGATGTCCACTGATAGAATGCTGTGAAATATCAAGAGTATTTGTTAAGTATATTCCTAATCGTTCACCTTGGAATAACTTTATTCCTTTATCCTTTAAATGCTTTGTCAAAATCGTATGTGAAATGATATAAGGGGTAAATAATATTTCAAATCCATAAAAATCATTTATAATTTTATCTTTTATCTTAATTTTATCCAAATCGTCTAAATCTTTTTCTATTCCCAAATCAAAAATAGAATCAATAAAAGTTCCTGTACCACAAGCAAAATCTAATACTTTAACATTAGGGGCAAAAAAACCTTCTGATAAACCAAAGGATTCTTGAATTATATCATTAACACCTCTTACTATAAAATCCGTAGCTTCTTTAGGAGTGTAATATACCCCTCCTTCTTTACGCTTTTCTGTTTTTCTCAACTCATCATATTGTTTAAGAAAATCTTCGTATAAATAAACAGCTATATTACTTTTTCCATTTGAATCTTTATCAAATTCTTTTTGAATGCTGTCAACATTTATTAAATTTAGGTTTTTACCAATATTTGTTAGTGCTACTTTAATTTCTGGTGGTAAAAATTTATTAGAATATGCACTTTCTAAAAATTCATATAAAAGTTGGTATGTATCAGGTATTCCATCAAGATAATTTCGCTTTGTTTCATCTAATGGTTCTTTAGTATCTAACCTTGATAATAATAGTCCATAGACTAAACTTTGTGCGTATATATCGCAAAAATCAGCAAGTTCATAGTGATATTGAATTGATTTCTGAAAATCTTCAAATAACGATCTAAACCTATAATAGAACATCTCATTTTCATTATCTTTATTATCAATATATTCTCTCAATGCCACGGAATAATAAAAACTTTGTGTTGATAATGCAGTAATTAAAGATTTTTTAGTTTTTATATATTGGTATTCGTACCCATAGAAATTACTCTATTCTGTATCGTCCCTTTTTGAAGCAATATAAACTCTCTATAATTTGTAATTATAATATTTTCAGATGTTTTAGAATATTTTGCTATCTGTGCGGAGTTTATTATGGTATCAATATTAAACATTATCTTTTTACACTCAATGAAGCCAATTAAAGTTTTAAAGAGTGTATTTTCATCTTTGTAGATAAAGAAATCTGGTGTTCCGTCTATGTCAAGTTTTTTATCTTTGCCTTCGTGTATTGGGGTAATATTTAGTGTTGGAAATTTTACACTATTAATTAAATTTTCCAAGGGAGTTCTATATGTATGCTCATGAGCCACATCAATAGGAATGTTTTTTATTGTTTCAATATATTTATCAATAGCAATCTTATATTCTTCTATCATGGGACACCTATAATTAAATCTTTATAGGAGTTTAGAATAAAAATTGTTAAAAATCTATATATTTTTCATATTTTTTAACCCTACAAGCTCGACGCAGAGATTTTACGACGAGTTGCATACAAATTACGATTTCCGCACTCAAAACCGATTAAATCTAAGGTAAACCGCATACTATTATCTCTTAGAATCAAAATAATAGTTGCATAAATGAAACAATTATCGATAAAAAATAAAACTATTATTTGCTGTGCGTTTTTTTCGTCATACAATGTGTTGGTGATGTTTTGTGCATCATTTATCGTAAAAAATCAATTTCTGCACTTAAAACGCAGCAAAACGAAGGCAATCGATATCATTTATTTAAAAATTGAAACTAAAAGCGCCAAAATTGAAACAACCATACTAATTTTTGCTACATTTAAAGCTCTTTCAGAAATGGAAATTCCAACAGCATCTTGCGTTTGTTTATACTTATCGTCTATTGCACTTAATGTTAGACCTTTTGATTGTTCATAAGGAAAATAAAAAGCGCACTGTTTTTGACATAGTTCAGATGTCGGAAGGCTAATAACGCCTTGTTTCCACGGTCCAAAACCTCCTTGTGTTGGCAACTGCGACTTATAGCAAGCTACACGTTGAGTATCTACAACACTGAATCCTTCAACCTTATTTATTATGTTAGAGTTATTTTGTTTTACGGTTGCTCTTTCATCTTCTAATAACTCGGAATATACTGAATATCTTAGTTTACATAAGAAACCGCAATTCATACAATTTTTATTTTCCATATCATAGCCCCATCACACTTGCCCAAGTAACCAATCAAGTACATTTAAGCGTTTGATACCGTTATTTTCACCAGAACCATAATCCATCGAAAGTATGAATTTTGGGTAATTATCATCAATAGCTTCAAGCGGAGCAAGCTCACGTTCCAATGTATCATTTCCCAACACATTCAAAGCAACTTGGTAATATTCAACTATACCTCCACTCTTTTTAGCGATAAAATCTACTTCAACCATCTTACTCCCACTATGAATTTTACCAACTGAAACCTCATAGCCACGACGTATAAGTTCTAGATATACCACATTTTCAAGAATATGACCTGCATCCATATCCTTCATACCGATTAAAGCCGTTCTTAAACCAATATCAGCAACATAATACTTTGAATTACTATCAAGGTATTGCTTGCCTTTAATGTCATATCGCTTACATTCATACATCAAGAAACTATCGAGAAGACCTTCAAGAATTTTATCTATCGTCGGTACTGAAATTTTATGACCACCAGAACCAAGACCTTTTTCAATATTACGAATAGATGTCTCATTTCCGATATTATCAAACATATATTTAACTACAGCATCAAGTTTATCTACGTCAGACAAATTGAAACGTTTAACAATATCTTTCTGAACAGTATTCAAATAAACCGTGTCACGTAGATAGTCACTGATATGCTGGCGATCATATAACATTTTCAAAGTCTGCGGAAAACCACTTTCACGGATATAATGTTCGTAATTTGCCCTAAAATCCCTCACATCAATATAATCCTGTCGAGTTCTGAGGTAGTACTGTGCTTCGTGTTGATAAGCAGTGTAATATTCCAAAAACGATAACGGCTGCATTTTTATCTCAACATATCTACCACCTAAAGAATTCGCTAAATCACTTGAAAACATATACGCATTGGAACCAGTCAAATATACATCAATATTCTTCTGCAAACGTAACGTATTAGCTACCTTCTGCCAATCTCTCAATAGCTGCACTTCATCAATAAAGACAAAGTTCATTTTCTTAGGATTTAATTGTGCTAAAATATAATCAAGCAACTTTTCATAACCAACCAAAAAATGCTCGGTATCTTCGGTTAAACCTATTTTTCGAGTTTGTATAAGGTCTTCAAGATTAACACTAACAATCTGACTATCATCGGCAATCTTATCAAACTGTAGGCGCATTTGAAACAACTCCAACAACTTTGATTTTCCACAGCGCCGAACGCCAGTCACTATTTTAATCAAATCATTTTGACCTTGCCAAGCTTTAAGTTGTCGTATATATTCAGGTCTATCTATTAATGTTTCTGTTCCCATTTTTACTCTCCTTTAGTGCTAATTATAATTAACAATTTTCTAATAGTCAAGATTTTTGTTAAATAGAATTTACAATTTTTATATTTTATCGACTTTTGTTAATTTGAATTAACAATTTTTATACATACTACTCCACAATGCCAAAAAATTGCCTATTGACAAGGAGTTAGTTGCTAATATATGGTTAACAAAAATGCTAATGTTAACTGCTAATATTTGACAGCAAACAGCATATAGCAAGAAGGTCGCTTAATATTGATAAACGATTGGTAATATATTGGGGCGTCGCCAAGTGGTAAGGCATCGGCTTTTGGTGCCGACATTCGTTGGTTCGAATCCAGCCGCCCCAGCCAGACTGAACACGGGTTGCAATTTTGATTGTAACCCGTTGTTTTTACAAGAAAAAACGCGGTTCGCAGATGCCATTTTTTGAAGGCCGGAATTTTCGACGGAATCGGTAGAAAAGCCAGTATTTCCCGACGGTTCGCAAGATCCGCCCCCCGATTTAAAATCGGTGTCAATTTCCATATAACAGAACGGCGGATTTAATTCATACCCGACATTGCCTTCTTTTAATACAAGTTTTTTGAATATAAAATGCAACAATAGTTGTTTATTCTCTATTGATTTTCCCATACTGAAAGCGTCGCCGACGTGATTAACAAGATCGAAAAGATCCAAAACAATTTCGTTGAAGCCGTCGTCCGCGACTCCGTGCGCCTTTATTTCTTTTTCCAGGCGCGATTTTTTCAAGTTCATTTCATCGCGCTTGTCTTCATACGTTTGTTTATCGATTTCGTCGTCCAGGCGCATATTAAACAATTTTTCCAGCCGTCCTTCAATCTTTGTTATCTCTGCTTTCAAGCGCGCTAATTCCGTGTCCCGGAAGGCGATTTCGGCTTCTTTGGCTTCCTTGATATGTTCTTTAAAATGTTGGATCATTTCTTCCGGAATGGCGATCCGGTTTAATATCGATATTATTTGATTGTCGATTTCATGTTCCGGAATATAAAGCCGCGTCCCGTTTTCTTTATAGCATACAACATAAATAAACTTCTTTTTCTTCACTTCGCACGGACAAACAATTTCGCGGTAATAGTCCGTAAATACGCCACGATATAAGAACGGCAGTTCGCCGTGTTTAAATGGCTTTGCGCCTTGTAGTGCTTTTTGTTCCTGGCATTTATCCCATAAGGTTTTCGACACTAACGGTTCGTAGACGTGCCGGTGCAGCTTTCCTTTGGCCAGCATTTCGCCGTAATAAAACGGATTTCCTAAAATATGAAATATCGATGTTGTTGTTAATTTGCGGCCACTGTATGAAGTCAAGCCCCAGTCGTTAGCGATCCGGGCTAACTGGTGCGCGGACGTGCCGCCGATCGAATATAATTCAAACAAGCGACGGACTTTTGTTGCGTCCGGTTCCTTTGGCCGGATTGAATGTTTACCGTTTTCGTCCGTAAAGTTTTCATAACCGCAAGGCGCAACGCCGGCACGTTCGCCGTTTTTCAATTTATAGTCAAGTGAACGTCGGACGTTTTCGGATAATTGAAGAACGTATGCTTTCGCGCCCATAACGGAAAAATCCCAGCGCATAATATCAGTTGAAGAAGATTTTTTGCCGATGATCATTCCTTCCCGGAAGAAGTGAAGTTCGATCTTTTCTTGTCGGATCAGATCGTCCAGCATTACGCTTTCTTTGAATGAACGCTGGACGCGGTCGACGGCGTCGGCAATTATGGCGATCGTTTCGGTCTGCTGCTTGCAGAACTCAATCATTTGCATAAATTCTTTGCGTTTGCCCCGTGTCGAACTCTCTATGATCTGAAATGTCTTGATTACTTCCAGGCCTTTTCGCTTTGCATAATCTGAAAGGCGCGTATTTTGCGCCGGAAGACTGTGTCCTTCCTCTTGTTCTTTCGTCGATACCCTGGTTAATATTACGGCCTTCATGCTTCGCTTCCACAAGACATTTAATTAAACTATTGATCGCGCCCGTAAACATACGCGACATTTCGGCCAGTTCTTCCGGATCGATTGGCTGCCTTATTAAATTTTGTATGTCTGCGTCAAGCGTTTTCATTCTTTTATATCTCGAAAATCGTAATATTTCAAGTTTAAAGTTGTTATTTGTAACCGGTAGATCCGAAGCCCTTTGTTCCGCGATTGGTCGGCGTTAATTGTTTGGCTGTTTCTATTGTCGGTTTGAAGATCGGACAAACGACAAGTTGCGCGATCCGTTCCAGCGGCTCGATTATGCGTGGCTCGCTGCTGAAATTAAATAACGTTATAGATATTTCGCCACGATACGAAAGATCAATCGTTCCGAACTGTGCGACAAGGCCTTTAACCGTATGGCCGGATCGTGGCCGGACTTGTAATTCGGCCGAACATGACGGCGCATAGGATAAGTTGCAGAACTCAACGGCGACGCCAGTCCCGACGGTGGCGCGGCCGTGCGGCTCAATCATGATCGGATAATCTATCGCGGCGCGTAGATCGAAGCCGCTGTCGCCTTCCCGGCTGGTCAGTTCCGGAAGATCCGGAAATAAATATTTAACTTTCAATTTCATCTTGTTATATCCTTCTTAAAATAGACAATAGTTGTTCCGGCGTTATTGCCTTGTTGCGGTTGGCCTGTTGTAGGATTGATAAACGCGACGCGTCCCGACAAAGTTTCATAAAAGAATTGTTTTTTGATGTATTGCTGGAAGGCGCGGCCGTCCTGGCAATTTGAGGGCAATACCATGACGACAACGGGACAATCGCCGTTGATGACTTCATTATATGCCTTTGCGATAAATTCGGCCTTCCGGCTGAATGGTGGATTACAAAATACACGTTCCCCCCCCACGAACAAGCCAGCGCGTCGACGCCCTCGTCGTGATATAAACCGCGTGGCGCCTTGCAATCTTCTTTTGTGCAAGCAGCGTCAAGCGTAAAGTTAAAAATTTTATCAAGTTGATCATAAAGCCCTTGCGGCGTTTGAAAATTATCATTTCCGCGAACATTCATTTTCATTTTAGCACCTCATCTATTTTAGCCAATAAATATTCAGGACACCAATCGCAAGCGTTCCTTTTCTCTGCTAAGACTTCAAGCGGTTCTCTACACTCTTTCAGTAGTTCTTCGCGCTGCTGCTTCTGTTGCTTCAATTTCCGGATCCTCATTTTTTGGATTTCGATCTGTTCGCGAAGTGTGGAAATGATTGTAAAAGCCACTTCCGGGCTTATTGTCTTTTCTTCACTCATTCCGGTATTTCCTCGTTTATGGCTTCCGCCGGTTCGTCGTTTCCTTTCCAGCATTTTTTCTTCGGCGCCGGTTTGTGTTGTTCGAAGTTAGCTTCTTTAAATATTGATATATTCATACTATCGCCGGTCATTCCCATACTTCCGAAAATATCAGCCGTTTTATAAAGCGCTTCTTCTACCGTGTCGGCCAGAATGTGAAAGTTGCTTGTTTCACAATTAACGCTTACATTGATACTAAATTTCATTGTCTACCCTCATTCAAAAAGTTTTTGGTTTTTAGCTATAAAGCTGCGTTCAAATTCAAGGACGGCGTTAAGCGTGTTTAAGACGTATTCCATAAGCTCAATTTGATAATTCGCTTCTTGCTGCGTCATACGGCCGTCGGCCACCCATTTCGGATAAAGGCGCTTGCGATAATCTATTTCGCGCCGAACGCCCTTCATTTGTTCCGTGATTGTTACCATTGGTCAATCCTTAATTAAAAAGTTTGTAATATGGCGAATAAGTGCTGCGTCCGTGAACTTTGACTTCACGATCGAAGCCGGCAGCACGATAACGGTCGGATCCTTTTGATTGTCTTCCGTCCGGACGATAACGTGCCGTTCGCCTTGTTCATTAAAAGAAACGATTTCAATTTCGATTTTTGCCTTGTCGGTTTTAATCGTCTTCATGTGATACCTCGTCTAAAATGCGGAATTCGTCGCCCTTTTCCATTCCGGCAAAGAACGCGTGCGGATCTGTTTCGCGCTGCTTGCGCGTGCGGCCGGTCTTCAATTTATAACCGAAGTCGTCCGCGTAGGCGTTACCCAGATTTTCTTCGTTCAAAACAACAAGATCCGTTCCGGTGGCCTTCTTTGTAGCGGCCTTTGCTTCCTCGACTACTTTTTCCGGTGTTGCAATATCCATTATTTTTCTTCCTTTTTATCTGATGTTGTAATAACTTTGGCCAAGATGTCCGATAACTTGCTGACGGCTAACGCCTTTTTAATGTCATTAGGGACATGATCATAAAGAAAAGCCAGGTCGTCGGTTTTGCCATTAACGCATATCGTCGCCGGTCTTCCTTTCTTGTCTTCATGTTTGCGGCCTATGGCCAAAACAATATAACCGCATATTCCGCCCGGAAGGTTCCTTGCTTCTTGCACGGCTTCTTCAAAGTCGGCCGTCATTTCTTCCGCTGTTCGACCTTCTACCTTTTCGTTTTTTAATACTTCTTCTTTAATTTCCATTTTGTTTTCCTTTCATAATGTTAGATTTTTTTGATTTTAGAAACCCAGAACGTCGTTGTTTTCTCGTATTGCTGACGAATATCGTCCGGCATAGCCTTCGCGTCGACGGCTTTCTGGGACTGTTCGCGTCCGGTTATCTCGAAGCTGGTGCCGACGAAGGCGTGCGGAATTTGCTTAAATACCGATTTGACTTCTTCGTCGATATCCTTGTATTCCTTGACAAGCGGTTCGAGTTCTAAACGACGATTTAATTTTTCTTCCAGAAGTTCGTTATTGATCATTTCGGCCGGCTTATGGATTGCGTCGCCCATGCACAAAGACGAGAACGGGCAGTTGTCGCACAAGTCCGGACGATAATTGGCTTCCGGATAAATACCTTTTTTCTTTAATTCCCAAAGTCTTTCCAGGCGCGACAAAATATATTCACATTCACCATAATCCAGCGTAACAAGAATTAACTTTTCCGTCCGGAAATTCGAGAGAATAAACAAACCGGCTTCCTGGTTGTTGCCGTATAAATAAAGCTGCATTTGACGAAGATATTTCCGGTAAAGCGGCTTTTTATTAAAATCTTCCAGACTATTAAGCATATTGAACGAATTTTCGTTCATCGACTTAATTTCAATCGGAATTGCTTTTCCGTTCCATAAGATCTTCCCGTCAATCTTACCGCGTGCGATCACCTCGCCTTCGCGGTTTTTAATTTCAAACGGCGATTGTGCTTCCACAAATTCCAGGCCGAGTTCATAGCCCAGTCGGTTTTTAACGTTTTCTTCTTCCTTGTTGCCAGCGTCAAAGATCGCCTGCAATCCGGCGTCGTAAAGTTCCTTTTTATCCCAGTCAAGTATTGAATGGATCATATAGCGATCGCATTCGTTAATGTCCGAGCAAGTGAACGTCGACTTCGGATAGCGGTTTATTTTGGCCGACAAGACTTCTTTTCTTTTTTCGACGATATGATCGGCCAGCGACATAGCGTCTTCGATTGTAACTAAATGATGTCCCATATTATTTTCCTTCCAGCCATTTAATAACGTTGTTGTAGTCCTTGACTTTTAAGTCGTGCGGATCTTTAACGTTGAATTGTGCCATATAGTCGTTGACTTCTTGTTCGCTTTTTCCGGACGCTTTATAGATCGCATAAAAGCGGTTAAATTGCGCCTGGCTGATCTTACCGTCGTCTTGTTCCTTCTTGTCATAGGTAACGCGCGCGGCCTTATCCGGATCGATTCCGGCTTTCTTAACTTGTTCCCATGTTAAATTCCGAATACCTAACAAACGCGACACGCCATTAACGACCATATTCGAATAAGCAGCCTTGCGAATGTTTGTTTCGTCGATTTCGGAAGCCGGTTTCATTCCGTTTTTGGTTTTTGCGAAGAAGGCGTCCTTCTGGCTACAAGTGCCGACGGCGTGAATAATATCGCGTCCCAGATAAAATTCGCCCCGGTATTCATAGAAGTAATATTGCCCGGCCTCATCTGATGAAAAGACTTTTTCGCATTCTACCTTGCGCCAGTTGACGCCGAATAAACGGGCTATACGTTCCGCGCCGCTGCAAGTCAAATAAGGTTTGCCTTGTTGATCTACCCAGTCGTTTTCGTTAGTGCGCTTTAAAGCCAGCGTGACAATTTGATCCAGTTGAGTAATGCGGCGATTTGCTGCGGCCAAAATATCTTCGGTTAAGTCCAGTTGCGTATCTTGCGGACTGATTGATATAATTTCGTTACGTTCTAAATTTTCCATAATTAAAAATCCTTTTCTAAATGTGTTCCGTGAATTGCAAAATGTAATGTGTCTAACTCTTGACGATATGCGGCCAAAAGATGTTCTGTTTCTTGAAGGCCTTGTTCAACACGATCGAAGCTGTCGGCGTATGCGTTCCAGTTATGGACGGCAAAAATTGTCGTCAGCGTCAAAATGAATGAAATTAAAAAAGATTTAAGCATTGTCGCCCCCTTCGTTTTCTGTATCTTCGGCCAGACAAGCGGTAATATCGGAAACAATCGCGCATAAATCCTTTTTGTTAAGAAGGATTGTTGCCTTGCTGTCGACGTTTTCAACCTTCATTTTGAAAGTTGGCCAGTTGTTGTCTTCGTCAAACGTTTTGCGAATTATAACTTTTGAAGTGAATTCTTGGCTTTGCATGGCTATTTACTCCCTATGTATTGTTGAACAAGGTCGCAAAATGCTTCGCTTTTTGTGCCGCTGCCGCATTCAATAAGATTGTTGAAAAAATCATCTTCGATATTATCGCGCGCGTCGTCGCGTAGGCGATCATCGTTCCAGATTTCATCGTCACGGACGCAAACGTTACCGACGCCGACGTTGACATAGTCGCGATCATGGCCGAGCGAATATTCTTCCGGGCATTCTTCCTTCAAGCGATCGATTTCATTTTCGATTTGTTCTTCGATCGCTTCGTCCAGCGCTTTTTTAAAGTCTGGTTCATATTGAATTTTTACCGTGAAATTGTAGTAACCTTTGCAATAATCCAGAAGATAGTCGAAACTTTGCGTTATAACACTTTCCGGATTTTCCTTTGTAGATATAACGGCTTTAACAAAACCGTTCTTTGTTGCTTCTACGGCTTTAATCGCTTTTATATGATTTTCGGCCGTAACCTGAATTGTTTTAAACATTTTTTCGTCACCTTTATAAAAAAATTAAAATCAAATTACAATTAAATGTTACGATATTCGAAATTAAATGTCAATAATAAAAATCACGAAAAACGAAACTTTTTTGCAAAATCACGTAAAATCAATAAAATAAAATATGAAAAAAGTTCGAAATATGGAATTTTTTATATAAAAAACCGCCAAAATGGTGGTTTAAAATGTGGATAAAACAAAAAAAATCCGCCGAAGCGGAAAAAGAGATAAAATATTTTATTGATTATTTATGGTTCTGGCCGAAAATCTTCGTCCGGAAGCGGTAGGCCTTCCGGCTTGGCACCTATCATTTCGAATAAATCATCTGGATCCTGTATTTTATCGGCGTCCCAGTTGTTTATTTCAAGATCTGTTTTAACGTTGAAAAATATTTCTTCACGGCAAGTTTGATCACAATCCGCATAAAGAAGACGCTGCGGACAATTTATTTCTTTAAATAAACGATACTTTTCAAGCGTCTTTCGTGGATTATTTAAGGACGGACGATTACGCAAACAAAAGTTTATTTTAGCATTGGCCGCCTTGTTTAAACTATCTTCAACGGCTTTTCTTTTTGCGGAAATAGCGGCCGCGCATTTATTATCTGCGACTTGTCCGAGATGAAAGAATATAAACGAACTCGCGACTATTGCTATAATATAAAGTGCTTCCTTTGTTTCTTGTTTCATTTTATAACCTCGTTATCATTAGCCGGCCTTTGTAGAAGTATCGGCGCTGTCGTTATGTGGCTCGCGCGATTGGCGGATCATTCTTAAAATTTCTTTTTCTTCGGGCGTTATTTCAACATCAACCGGAGTTTTCCACAATTCTTCTTCGGTAATATCGCCGGATATAAAGTCTAAAAAAGCCATGCGATTAAATTCCAAAAAATCGGCCGTCTTTTTAATATGTGTCGCTTGAAACTTCCACGTTCCGTTTTTAAGATCAGAAAGTCGTGCATAACTAACGCCCAGCAATTTCGCTAATTGACGTCTTGTTTTTTTTAACTCTTTTAATCGGCGTTCAAGCCAGAATGTTTCCACTTCCATATTATATTCCTTTATATATACGAAAATCGTAACATATTTATAATTATTTTTCAAGTTTAAAAAAATTTCTAAATACGTAATTTTTTCTGTTGACATTTAATTTCGAATATCGTAATCATATTATGAAAGGAGTTTACGCTCATGAACTATCAAGATTTAGTAAAGTTAATTAAACCGTTTCGTCTGGCTAAACTTATGAACATTCCGGCGACGACGGTTTATTCGTGGAAATATAATGGTATTCCGTCCTGGCGTATTCCGGCAATTAAGGAAGCATTAAAGGCGGTGCCGAATGGGTAGTTTTTTAATTATCTTGTTGGTTGCTTGGATTTTATGGAGAGATTAACAACATGGCGCGGCAACAGAACAATATTTGGAAACGGATCCAGCAAGCGGAAGGAAAAGCCCTTGCCGGATTAAAACACGTCCAGTTTGTAAACGGCCGCGCCGTCAATTCCGAAGATGATCTTTGCGCTTTTATGGTGCAATGGTGGGATCAGATTTGGCCAGACAGAAAACAAGATTTAATTCACATTCCGAACGAAGGCAGCGGATCAAAAAAACGCGGCGCGGATTTAAAAAAGATCGGCGTTCGTTCCGGCGTGCCGGATTACATTGTTTGTAAAAACGGCCAGCCCGTCGGTTGGATCGAAGTTAAGTTCGGAAATAATACGCTTGAAGCGTCGCAAAAAGAATTCCGCGACCGCTGCAAGCAAAACGGCGTTTATTGGGCGGAAGTCCGCAGCTTCGACCAGTTTAAACAAACGCTTCAAAAATGGGGATTGTATGATCCGGAAATTGACAAGCTAAAGTTTTTTCAGCTTCCGAAACAACAAAACCCGATAGACATTAGGAAAATATTTAAAAGGTGACGAAATGAAGGATAAATTTATATTTTCGAAGAACTTTAAGGAAGCGGCCGATAAACTACCGGACGATCTTCGTTTACAGTTCTACGACGCTATGACGGACTACGTTTTCAATGGTATAGAACCACAAGGCGCGGTTATTACGGCGTTGATAAGTGCCATTAAACCGACACTTGATATAGAAGACAGACGCGGCGGTGCGCGTGAAGGTGCCGGGCGGAAATCAAAAGAAATCAAAAATAATCAAAAAAATCAAAATGAATTTTTTGAAAAAATTGAAAATCAAAATAATTCAAACGAAATCAAAGTTATTCAAAACGAAAATCAAAAAACAAAAGAAAAGACACCCCTTAACAATCCCCAAGAAAATAAAAATAAAAATATATATCCCCTCTCTACGTCTGACGACGTAGTTATCCCCCCTTTGCCGGAAAACGACGATAGCGGAATGCCGGATATTGAAGAACTTATCGCTATGACACCACCGAAGCCGAAGGAAAAGAAATTCACACCGCCGACGGTGGAAGATGTGGCCGCTTATGTGGCCGATCGGAAATTGGTTATTGATCCTAAAACGTTTCATGACTATTTCACGGCCGGAAAATGGAAGGATAGCGAAGGAAAACCGGTTAAAAATTGGAAACAAAAAGCCTTAACCTGGGACAGTCACGAACGCCAGCGTCGCACGCTTGCCGCTGCGCGCGGATTACTGCCACAAAAAACGGCCGTTGCTTCCGGATCTTATGACGAAGGGGTGCCGCTATGATTGTTTGTAAACGCTTTGAAAATTGCAGCCTGGACAATTACCGGGCGGAAACACCGGAACAAAAACGGCTTGTTGAAACGTTGGCCGACGGGATTAAAAATGGCTTCAAGGATAATATTTTGATTGTCGGCAGCGTCGGAACCGGTAAAACGCATTTAGCTTATTCGGTTGTTAATGCGCTGGAAGAAAAGCGCACAGGATATTCGGATCCGTCCTTCCGGTATTATTCCGAAGAAAAAGTCAAATATTGCACGATCAAGTCGATTATTGACAACATAAAGGCGTCCTGGAAGGATCCTTCGGCTTCGGAAATGTGGGAATATTGCAATAAACCGTTATTGATCATTGATGAAATAGGCGTGCAATACGGGACGGATAGCGAACGAACCGAACTTTACGAAGTTTTTAATCGTCGTTACGAAGGAATGCTGCCGATTATTGCTATAAGCAATCATGACGAAGCAGCGCTTCTTAAAATTTTAGGCCAAAGAATTTTTGATCGCTTAACCGGTGGCGCGAAAATATTCACATTATCCGGAAAAAGTTATCGACAAGGGGGCGGAAGATGAACGAGGAAGTAAAGGACACAAAGGATATTTTGAACACGGCCGACATAGAAGCGCGTATATATCACGCCTTCGAAGTGTTTAAGTATTTGCCGCCGGTAAAGCCGCAAGGATATTTTAATATTTTTCGCTTCATTAAACCGGAACCGGGCGACGTAGTGGAACAAAAGCCGGTATTTTGCACGCGCGACTATACATTGGCCGAAGAAGTGGCCTTGCAATGGTGGGACTGGCTTCATAACAGATTAGATCTGGAAACGCTGGAATTGATAAAATATCGCTGCGGTGCGCCGATCATCAAAGGCGGAAAGCAAATTTATAATTGGACGCACGTTCGCCGCTGGAAAATGGTTGGCGCAGAATTCGGAATACACCGGAATATTGCCCGGAAAAAGTGGAATAAAGCGCTTAATATTATCCTTGAAGTGCTAAAAAGTGCTAAAAAGTGCTAAAAAGTGCATTTTTGCCGGTTGCATTTTTTTATAAAATGTTTTATAAAATTGGTAGGATTGGTTAATAGTCTGCGAAGCGTTTTTCCGATCCGGCCGTCAAGTCGTTTCGTCACCCTTGACGGTTTTTTTGTTTTAGAATAATAAAGTTTTATTCATGATTACTCCTTTAGTTTATTGTTGAAAAAAACCGGCCGTCCGTAAAAAAGACGGCCTTTTATTTTGAAAGGTTTACGATATGGAAGAAAAAGAAAGAGCGGCCACCTACGGCGAAATTGCGGTGGGAATGGCTTTTAATCCGAGTAATAATTCGGATGTTGAAGTTATAAAGCAAAAATTCGCTGATGTGATTGATATATTGAATAATCTTCGTCATGAAACAACTTCGGACGAACAAAAAAGACTTTGTTCGATTGCAATAACGGAAGCGCAAACGGCGCAGATGTGGGCTGTTAAAGCAAGAACTTTTAAATTTTAATATAAAGAAAGGTTTACGAAAAATGTTAAAAAACGAAAATATGTATAAAGCGGTTTATTATTTGGATCTGGACACTAACGCCGTGATAGCCGGCCGCATTATCGGAACGAATATAAACGAAGCCGGTTATATAATGCACATTATCAAAGGGAAGTCAAACTTCGCCAGCGCTGACGACGCGATCGTGTTCTATACCAAAGAAGAAGCCGAAGCAGCATTGGCAAAATTTAAGCCGATCAATGACGATATAGTTAAAATCGCTAACGATATGAATAAACGCCTTGACGATATGCGCGAACAGATCAACGGCAAGCCGCATTTTCCGGATTATGCCGCCGAGATGTCAAAACAGAAAGGAAGGTAAAAAATGACCAGACCGCTGAAATATAAAACCGCCGAGGAATTAGAAGCAGCGATCGACAGTTATTTTGATAAACAACTTTCAACGGTGCTTCCGCCGACGGTGGCCGGGCTTGCCTTATGGCTTGGATTTGAGGATAGACGATCACTTTATGACTATAAAGAACGACCGTCTTTTTCTCACACAATAAAAAAGGCGATCCTTCGGATTGAGGATTACGCCGAAAAACAATTACTTTCCGGCGAAGGATCTTCCACCGGTGCGATCTTCTGGCTGAAAAATCACGGCTGGAAGGATAAGACGGAAGTTGATCACAATTTGAAGGACTTTTCTTTATTTGAAGATGAAGTCGAAAAGAAGGCGAAGAAGTATGAAACTAACAAGCGAAGTCAAAAAAAGGCTAAAAAATGATCTCGTATGTTTCCGGGACGTTGTTTTGGTTAATGATCCGAAGTTCGAGTGCGAACCGGGCGACTTTCATTTTCAGTTAAGCGACTTATTGCTGCACGAAACAAGCCACGTTGCTATTGAGATGTTTCGCGAAAGCGGCAAGTCTTCTTATGCGCTTCGTGCATATCCGCTTCATTGCCTGGCCTATCCGTCAAAAGATCGGGACTTTATCGTCATAATCAAACAAAATCAGACGACGGCCAGCGCGAAGTTAAAGGATATTATAACCGAATATAAGTCGAACCCGTTGTTACAACATAATCTTGTTAAGATCAACGAAGAAAACAACAAGGTTTTTTCGGTTGATGTGAAGAACGAACGCGGCCAGATCCTTAACGTGCGGATTGAAGCATACGGCAAAGGAACCGGAATTCGTGGTTTGAACAATCAAGACCGGCGCCCGAAGGTTATTATCCTGGACGATATACAGGACAAAGACGACGCCAGATCCGAAACGATTACCGCGACGGACTGGGATTGGTTTTTGTCTGACATTGTCTTCTTGGGCGAAAATACGCGGATCTTCTTTATTGGAAACAATTTGGGCGATCGCTGCTGCATTGAAAAATGTATCAATAACGCGAAAGAACTTCATTTCAAAGTTATTCGCGTGCCGATAATGATTGATAACCGGCCGGCCTGGCCTTCACGTCATACGGTGGAAGGAATTATGGCCGAACGTGCGGACTATGCAAAACTCGGAAAGCTGGATATTTGGATGGCCGAAAAGATGTGTCAAGCCGTAGCCGAAGAAAACAGAACGTTTAATCCGGACGACTTCCGGTATTATTCGCCACACCGGATCGACGAACTTGTGAACTGTTGTAATATATACGCTTGTTTGGATCCGGCTTCGTCTATGAATCCGGAAAGCTGCTTCCGGGCGATCACAATAACCGGCGTTAGTCAAGAAAATTATTGGTTTTTGCTTGGTTGTCGTTATGGCCGCTGGGACACTTTTGGAATTATAAGCGAAATATTTAATACCGTGATAAAATACCGGCTTCGTGAATTCTATATTGAAAAGGGCTGGTGGGTGCAAGTGGCGCAGCCGTTAATCGAACAAGAAATGCGGCGGCGAAACGTTTTCTTTAACGTAATACCGCTTGAACACGGCAAAGTCGGAACAAAGTTAGAGCGCATAAAAGCCTTGCAGCCGCGATTTAAATCGCACACGGTATTTTTTCCGGACGACGCCGATTGGCTTTCAGAGTTCAAAACAGAGCTTGCCGGCGTTACAAAAGACGCTATTAAAAGCGAATATATCGACCTTGTGGACGCCTTCGCTATGACGGATCAAGTCGCACAAGCGCCGGTTAATTATAGATCTTCGGATCCGATGAGCCGCTTCGACCGCGACGGCGGAACGAGTTATGAAGCCGAGAGTTTATTCGATATTTCGGGATATTAAAGCCATGCTTACAGGAATGCACATTTACGGCGCGGACGCCCCGTTCGCTTTGATTGATAAGTGGATCGAAACAGTCAACGCCGAATTCGGATTGTCGGATAAGAACGACGAATGCCGCGAATTCTTTTATACGATCAGAAGTTACAGTTACTTCGCGTTCGCAAACGAAGGATATGCGGTTATGACGCCGGAAGTTGATATGTGGGGAAATAGAAGTCTTGTTGTTAAGTCTTCTTATTTATTGCCGCAGCATAGAACTTTCGAGAACTTAAACGATTTACAACGCTACATTGAAGACACGGCGCGGCAATGTGGCGCAAAAAGCGTTATCCAGGGAACACACCTTGGCGATCGCTTCCTTACTTATTTAAAGCGTCGGGGTTATTCAACTTGTGAAATGAGAAAGGAAATTTAAATGGGAAAAGGTAATCCATTCAAAGCGATAACGAAACCGGTTGAAAGCGCAGTAAAAAGCGTTTCAAAGGCCGTCGGGAATGTTATCGAAGCCCCGTTCAACGTTGCAAGCGGCGTTGTTAACGGCGATGTTGATAAGGTTTTGAACGGCGCAGCGAAGGCCGCGTCAATGGGAACTGTTAGTTATAATAAATCCGGCGGCGGTATTGTAAACGCTACCGATACCGTTTCGAAGGTTGTTGGAAGTTTGACCGGTGCGAATGCAATGGCGGACGCAATCAATAATCAGACGGCAAGCGCAGCAGCACAGGAAAAAGCCGCAGCCGCAGCGTTGGCACAGCAACAAGCGGACGCAAAGGCCGCCGCTATATCACGCAGACGCGCAGATCTGGAAGGCGATACAAAGACAATTTACACGACCGCGTTGGGCGATGTGGCAAATTCGGCACAAGGAAAAACAAGGAAAAAAACAGTTTTAGGGGGCTAATATGGAATTAACGGCCGAAAAAATAGTTAAAAATTACGAACGACTAAAAAGCGCAAGGGCTAATTTCGACAGTTTATATCAGTCAATGCACAACTACTATTACGTTGAAAGCGATAATATAACCGAGAAAAAAGCAAGAGGAAGCGAAATCACGAAACTATTGGACACGACTTCGCTTGACGCTGCCGATGTGGCCGCTGCCGGACTGTCTAACTATTTGACGCCGGAATCCTCGAAGTGGTTGTTTTTGGAACACCCGGACGCAGCATTGCGCGAAAATAAGGAAGTTCAAAACTGGATGCACGACGCCGGCGACGAACTGCTTTATACCTTCGCAAGATCAAACTTTTATCAACAAATGCCGATCTTTTATAAGTCGTCTTGCGTATATGGGACGGCTTCGTTATTTGCCGAAAAGGACGCGATCGACAATCTTCGTTTTTATAACATACCGATAAATAAGCATTGGATCACGGAAGACGCAAGGGAACGTCCGAACGCTTATTATTTGCTTTATGAATACACGGCAGAACAGGCCTATTCACGTTTTGGCGACGCGGTGGGAAGTGATGTTCTGGAAGCGTATAAATCCGGCGCAAACGAAGACAAAAAGTTCAAATATCTTTGTTATATCGGCAGCCGGAACGACTACGATCCGGACAAACTGGATAAACTCAATATGCCGGTGCGTATGGCTTGGATAGACGTTCAAAACAAAAAGTTATTGAAGGAAGACGGCTTCCGGGCTATGCCGTGCGTTTCACACCGTTTTTATAAATTGGCACAAGAGGTTTACGGATTTTCGCCTGGAATGAAGGCGCTTCCGCACGCCAGATTATTAAATGCGATGACGGACACGGTATTGCGTGCAGCGATGAAACAAACGGATCCGGCTTGGGCAGTCCCGGACAACGCGTTCATCGGACGGCCAAACTTTAATCCGCGTCAAATAAACTATTACCGCCGCAGCAGTTTAACACCGCGCGACGAGATCTTTCCGCTTATGGCACAAGGTAACGTTGCAATCGGCGAAAACGAAATCGAAGGCCAGCGCCAGCAGATCCGAAAATTGTTCTTCAACGATACGTTTCAGCAGTTTTCGGAATTAACAAAGCAAATGACCGTCCCGGAAGTTATGGAACGGATTAACGAAAAAATGTCTTTATTGGGACCGGCAGTCGGACGCTTCATTCATGACGTATTACAGCCGGTTTGTGAAAAGTGCATTCTTTCGCTTTATGAAGACGGACGCTTGCCGCGTATGCCGGACGTTATGTTGCAAAATCCGGGCTATGAAGTCCGCTTCACTTCACGACTTGTTCAAAGTCAAAGACAAGTTGAAGTCCAGAATTTATCGACCGCGCTTGGTTATGTTGGCCAGATTGCACAGATCAGTCCGGAAGTGGTGGATAAACTCGACACCGACAAGGCCGTTGATAAAGTCTTCAACGTGATAGGCGTTGATCCGGAAATGTTACGCGATGATCAACAAGTCCAGAATATTCGCCAGGCACGAGCAGAAGCACAAATGCAGCAAGCGGCAATCGAACAACAGTTAGCCGCAGCGCAAACATACAAAACCGCAGCCGAAGGGGATCGTAATGTCAAAGATACTCAATCTGAAGGATAGTAACACAATCGCAGACTTGCGAACAGTGTTTAAGGACGTTGCTTTGAAATATCCGTTATTTATGGAATTTTTAGAGCAATACTGCGGATATGATTTTCCGGTATTGTCAACCGATCCGAACGAAATTGTTTATTCGTCCGGAAAACGGGACGTTATATTAACAATTAAAACAATCAGCCGCGACGACATTAAACCGGAAGCGATCGCGGCCTTATTTGAAAAGGAATAGGAAATGGATCCGACAACTGACAATTTAGGCCAGCCGGGTAATACTGACACCGGCGGAACAACAACACAAACCGCCGAAAATAATGGCGGTTTTGATTTTTCTTCGGCTATATCGGCCGAATATGCCAGCCACCCTTCAATCCAGAAGTTTAACGGCGATATTAACAATATGGCTAAAAGCTATTTATCGCTTGAACAACTTATGGGACAAGGGCGTGTCCCGGTGCCAAAGGACGCCAGCGACGCGGTGGCTTGGGAAGCATACGACAAGGCCTTCGGTATTCCGGAAGCCGACAAATACGATATTAAATCCGAAAACGGCGACGTAGAAGTAACGCCGGAATTTAGGGACTTAATGAAACGAAATCATATTTCTAACGCGGCAGCGCAAGACATTTTCAATGAATATGTCAAAGGGCTTCAATCCATGAACGCCACCGCCGAACAAGAAAGAATGAACGTTCATAATCAAACCGTTGCTACTTTGAAATCCGAATGGGGTGCGAAGTATCAACAAAATCTTGAATTAGCAAATAACACGTTGGCGAAGTTCTGCGAAAATAAAGAAGACTACGCTTCATTGCTGGACTTAATCGGCGATAATGCCGCCGCTATACGTTTGTTAAACAAGATCGGATCGTCCATTTCCGAAGGAAGTTTGGGCGGCTTCGAAGGACAAGTTTCCGGTTTTACGAAAACCCCTGCCGAAGCACAAGCCGAATTTGACCGGATTATGGCCGATATAAGCGACGCTTATTGGGCTGGATCGCGAAATCAACGCAACGACATGAAGTGGTGCAAAGAACACGGACAACAATATGTCAGCGAAGAAGAACGATTGGCCAGAGTGCAATACGTCCAGTCGCTTATGAAAATGTTGGGATAATCTAAAATAGACCTCAAAGAATTTTCTATTTGATCGCCCCCGAAAGGACAAGGCGAACACTCATAGTTTTTAAATTTTAATCAATTTTAGAAAAGGAAATCTTAAAATGACTGATACGAATACACAGTTACAAATTCGCGGCCAGGACTATTCGAGAATTATCCTTCCGTTAGCCCGTCAAGAAAAGTCTATGCTTTACAGCCGCGTATATGTTAAAACAGACTTTACCGGTAAATCGTTCTATCAAGACCAGATCGGATCTTGGAGTATGAGCGCCAAAACAACCACAAACAGCGCAACACCGCAGAACGATCCGAACTTGTCAAGAACTCGAATTGATATTGCGACATATAACGACGCGCGTATCTTCGACCGTTCTGTCCAGTTACAGACATTCAGCGATCCGATGAGTGTTGTTTCTGTTTCGCTTCAATCTTCTGTCGGCGTTCAGATCGATAAGGTTATTTATGCCGCATTGGGTGCAACCGCCCTTCGTGGTGAAACCGGCGGAACTTCTGTTGCCCTTCCGTCAACTCAAAAGATTGCTGTAAACTATGACGGCGAAGTTAGCGGAACCGGCAGTTCTGCCACCAGAGCAAACACCGGATTAACCGTTGCAAAAATTCGTCATGCTTCGGCTATGATGAACGCTGCCGGCGTGCCGACTTATGATCGAACCTTTGTTGCTTCTGCGACCGGTTTGGAACAACTTTTGGCAAATACCAAAGTTACTTCCAGCGATTATAACACGGTTAAAGCGCTTGTTTCCGGCGATCTTGATACATTCGTCGGCTTCAAGTTCGTATTCTTGCCGGACGGTATTGTTACCGTTGACAGTTCAACACACGTTGCGAAATACTACGCCTTCCAAAAGACCGGTATTTGCTTCGCTATGCTGGAAGAACTGTTTATGCGCGTTTCTGAACGCGACGACAAGTCTTATTCTAAACAAGTTTACTACGAGATTTCTTGCGGTGCTGCTCGTTTGGAAGAAGCTAAAGTCGTTGAAGTTTCATGCGATGAAAGCGTCGTTATCGACTAATTTTTCGTAAACCGCCGGGGGTTGTGCCGAAAGGTGCAGCCCCTTTTCTTTTGTATATGTTAGAGAGTTAGAAAATGAGTAAAGTTAGCCATGCAAACAAAGCCTTAACCTTATTGGGCGCAAACCGGATTGTTAATTTATCCGACGATACATTGGAAGCAAAATCAATAAATGCCGTCTTTGATCAGACTTTAAGATCTATTCTTTCCGAAACTTGCTGGAGTTTTGCCACGAAGCGGACTTTACTTAACCGCCTGGAAGAATTACCGGCCGTCGGTGGTGGATATTATTTTCAAAGGCCGTCGGATTGTGTAGAAGTTTTTGAAACGACGGCGAACACCTGGCGCCCGGAAGGCGAAAAAATATGGACACTTGATCCGGAACTTGGCGTTAAATACGTTTATATGTGCGACGACGACACATTCTGGACGCCTAAATTTTCGGACGCCTTCGAATGTTTATTGGCCGCGAATATCTGTTACGACATAACAAATTCGGCCAGCCGGACGCAAGAGTTAATCCAGTTATACGAGGGCGAATATCTGCCGCGCGCCCTTCATTATGACAGCGGCAGACAAGGCGAAGAAACCGTCAAAGACGACGCCTGGATAAATGCAGCATTAGGGAGATCAATATGGTAAGAGTAGCGCCGTTATTGCCTACATACGCACGCGGCGAAGTCAGCCCGTTAATGTATGGCCGATCAGATGTTGAACAATATTCTTCTTGCTTGAAAAAATGCCGGAACGTTCTTGTTCGGCCTTATGGCCTGGCAAGCCGTGTCGCCGGAACTGAATATATCGCAAACGCCAAAGGTAAAGCAAAGTTAATGCGTTTTATTTTTAGTCCGACGGATAGTTATATAATCGAATGCGGTGCCGGATATTTTCGTTTTTACCATGACGGCGCGCCGGTATATAAAAACAATGCAGTTTATGAAATATCAAACAATTTCACAGAAGCGGACTTGGAAACGATCCAGTATGTCCAGATTGACGATATTATCAAAATCGTATATCGCCGCGACGGGACAAAGAATAACACGCCGAAAGAGTTAATCCGCAAGGCGGCCGATAATTGGGAATTTAGGGACGTAACATTTACTTGCACGCCATTTTTAACCGAAAACTTAACCAGCACAACGATAACACCTTCGGCCGATACCGGCAACATTACACTAACGGCCAGCAGCAGCATTTTTAATTCCGGCCACGTTGGCGCCTTCTTTTGGATTGGCGACGCAACAACGGTTGACGGCGTTAATAAACAAGGCTTTGTCAAAATAACCGCCGTTTCCAGTGGAACTTCGGCCAGCGCAGCCGTGCAATGGAAGTTATCCACTACCAGCGCAACGAAAATCTGGGGCGAAGGTGCTTGGAGTAATTATCGCGGCTGGCCTTCGGTTGTTGGACTTTTGGACGGCCGTTTGTATTATGCCCGGACACCGACACAACCACGAAACGTTTATGGATCGAAGCCGTATAAATACGAAGACTTTACGCCGGCCGTTTCAAATGAAAGCGGCGCCGGCGTTAATATTGAACTGGCGACGAATATCGACGGCGACGGATCCGACATTAAATGGATTATCGGAACCAGTTTTTTATTAGCCGGAACGTATGGAAGCGAATTTGTTGTCAAAGGTTACGGCGACAACGGGATCGACAGTAACAGCGTGCCGAATGCGCGCGCCCGTTCGAACTGGGGATCGGAAGGAACGCAGCCGGCAACAATCGGATCGGAAGTTTATTTCGTGCAGCGAACCGGAAAGAAAGTTCGTCGCTTCGAATATGACTATTATCTGGACAGCTACAAGGCCGTTGACGTTTCGATCTTTTCGGAACACTTATTGGAAAGCCCGATCGTTGACGTCTGTTATCAGAAGAACCCGGATAGCGTGATGTGGTGCTTGCGAAAAGACGGCAAATTGGCCGCGCTTGTCGTGGAAGCCGATCAGCAAGTCCAGGCGTGGAGTTTGCTCGAATTCGGCGACGATATAGTCGAGAGTATCGAAACAATCCCTTCATACAACGGCTTATATGATGAACTTTATTTAATAGTTAAACGGAATATAAACGGAAGCGTTGTTCGCCACGTTGAGAGAATACAAGATCCGGTTACACCGGAAAGCGTTATAAATTGTTGGTATGTTCGCGCCGGTTTGAAGTATGACGCGTTCGAAGCTACCGTCGGCAATACCTTAACACTTTCGGGCAAAACCGGCAATATTACGATCACGGCTTCAAGCGATATTTTCGCAGCCAGACACTTCGGCCGAAGGATCCGGGCGATTGATAGCAATTTCGGAATTCTTGGCCAGGCCACAATAACAGCCGTTACGGACGCAAGACACGTTCAAGCGACTGTTGTTAAGTCGTTCAGCGCGACTTCGTATTCCGGCGGCAAGTGGGGCGTCAGCGTTAATTCAATGTCCGGATATGAACACTTGAACGGCCGCACAGTTCAGATCTTGGCCGACGGCTGCGTCCAGCCGGACAAGGTGGTAGCTTCCGGATCGTTTACGCTGGATCTGGACGCTTGGGTTGTTTTGGCCGGGCTTGGATATAGAAGCTATATTCAGACAATGAATATCGAAGAAGGCGCCATGAACGGGACGGCAGTCGGCAAAAAGAAGCGTATTAACGATATGGCCGTCAGAGTTTGGCGGACTTCCGGTTGTCGTGTTGGCCGTGATTTGGATAATTTACAAGAAATCAATTATCGCGAACCGTCCGTGCCTATGGGAACGGCGCGGCCATTAACCGACGGCGTGATCGACAAGATCCGTTATAATCAAGGTTGGACGATTGAAAGCGACATAACCGTTGAACAGTCGCGGCCTTTGCCGATGAACATTCTTGTTATTGCGCCGATTGTTAATGAAGTTGACAAATAAAGGGGGTTGAAATGTTAGCAACAGCATTTTTGGCGGCGAGTGCTTTACAGGTTGGATCGTCTATCTTTTCAGCCTATCAGACGCGCCAGGCCGCAAAATCGGAAATTAAACAATATAAGTTGCAGCAACAGCAGATCGAATTTGAACGCGCTAATATCGCGGATCAATACGTCCAGAAACGCACGCAGTTGATCGGAACGGTTAATCAAATGGCCGGCCATAACGGCGTCCGCGTTTCCGGATCGATCGCGAATTCGCTTAACGAAAGTTTAACCGAAATGAATATCGAAGCAGCACAAACGGACTATAATTTGCGAATGCAAAAACAAACGTCCGCCTTGCAGCAGCAGAACGCCGAAAGGACTAAAAAATACGCTTATCTAAACAGAATTTTGAAGGCCGGATCCACCGCGTTAAACAGTTACGGAACTTATAACAAGTATTGGGGCAGCAATGCCGACACAAACAAAGACGTTGTGAATAGTGAAAGTTAGGGGGTAAAATGCCACAATTACCAGTATATACCAGAAACAGCCGCATTCAGCCTTCCGGCGTTGTGCGGCAAACAACAAACGGCGTCGCCGAAGGATTAAACGAATTCGGCCGCGCTGCCGCAGACTTGGCCGTTAAGTGGCAACAAACACAAAACGCAGCCGAAAGTTTGGACGGTAAAAACAAAATGGCCGCACAGATCCAGGATTTAATCACGGAAGCGAATGATTATAATTCTTATCAATCGCCGAAGGATATTGAAAAGAAGCAAACGGAAGTCTTGGATAAACTACATAAGATCGTCCCGGACATTGTGTCCGGATTTAATACCGACACGAACGCGAACACGTTTGTTCGAAATACTGAACTGGACGTGGCCAAAACCGAAGCACAGATCAAAGGATTGTTTCGCAAGAAGTATATTGACAACAACGAAGCAAACTTGATTGTTTCCGGCGATCGGAACCGCGAAAACTTTATTTCTACCGGCGACGAAACTTTTCGGAATTCATACATTGCCGATCTTTATTCGTCCTATAAAAACGGATTTATTGATCGGGCGACATATACACGCCGCAAACAGCAGACGGAAGGTTGGGATAAATATTATATTTATCGCCAGGCCGAAACCGATCCGCAAGGCGTAATCGACAATTTGAAAGCCGGTAAATACAAAATCAAGCCGGAAGAATACAACGACGTTTTGAAGGGCTTAAATTCGATCCAGACAAACGACGAATTGTTGCGAAAGTTTGAGGAAAGCGCGCGCCAGAACCAGGGCGAAAGCGATACAATGGCGTTTATTTACGGCGACGCAGATTATTCGGAAAAATTGAAATATATTAACGACGCCGAAATGCGCGGTAATATTTCCGGAAGCTACGCACAGAAGGCGCGCCGGGCAATTAAACAATTTCGTCCGGACGGTGGGAAGACAATGTCGGAAGCGCAAAATATCGCCGACGTTTTGCAACGTGCTTATGACTTGAACGAAGGAAACTTCAACAGCACGGAATATTTGAACGGTATTCGTGATTTGCGCGAACAGATCCAGGAAGCAATCGACACCGGCGAAATTACGCAAAAGGACGGAATAACGCTTAATAACCAGTTAAACCAGGCAACGCGTAAACGGATCAGCCAGGAAACGAACGCGGTTAGTTATCAATACGGAAAGTCAATCGACTACTTCCGCGAACAGTTACCGCCGGAATTTCAAAACGACGCCGTCCGAAATCTGTTTTATGCAACGCAAGATATTGACGACAGTCTTCCGGATAAGGAAAAACAAAAGATTTATCGCCAGAAGGCCGTTGAAGTGGTGGACGCCATGAAAGCCGAAAACCGAAGCGCTGCCGAAAAGATCTTAACCGAAACGCAAGCCGAAGTCCCGGAAATGGATATTCCGACAATGGCCGCAAAAGTCAATTTAAGCGAAGCGGACTTTAATCGCAAGATTGAACACACCGCGCAAAAATACGGAATGACAAAGGAACAGGCTTTGGCCGAATTTGCAAAAAGGATAAAATAGCATGAATGATAATGACGATTTATTCGAACTCGTTGGGATAACACCGAACGGGACAGCCGATGACGCCGACGATTTGTTCGGCGGTGCTGCGCCGACGGCCGCGAATACAAACCAGGCCGTCTTTGACAAGATGATTGATATTGATAAATATCGCGAAACTTCTGCGCTTGTTGACGAACGCCTGGCCGAACTCAAAAAGCAGCGCGAAGACGAAAAACATTCCTTTACGGGCGTATTGTCGGAATTATCAAAAGACAGCAACGGCGAAGTTGTTTGGCAATGGTATAATCCGTTAAGCTGGATCGGATCCACCGCGGCCGAATACCACAAAACAATCGACGATCATATCGAATTTTTGGAACATAACAAACAAATGGTCAGCAATTTGATAACGCCGGAACGCTTTGAAGAATTGCAAGGAAAAGGCGCGATCGGTATTTTTGAAAGCGCAAAACGGAACGTGAAATGGGGTAACGCCCCGTTTATTGGCGGATTTGTTGAAGGCTACCAAAAAGGCAAAATAAGCGACATTATGGAAAAGATCAAAGGCGGCGAAGAACTTTCGGCCGCCGAAGACGCAACAGTCAAGGAATACTTGACAGACGGGATCGAAGCTACAATTCGCGGATCTTCTATCGGTGGTCGTATTGTGGACGGCCTGGCCGCTATGCCGGCGTTTATGATTGAATATGGCGTGGCTAAAGGATTGGTGGGCGCAACAGCAAAGGCGGCCAGCACAACAGCCAAAGGCGCGAAAGTGATTGACTTCGCCGACAAGGTGGCAAAATCCGGAAAAGTCGGATCAGCAGCAGTAAAGACGGCAAAGGTGGCCGGCGCTGCCGGTGGCCGTGCGTTATTCATGCCGGGGCAAGTTTATAATAACTACAACGACATTCGCTTGAATTCAGCTTATAGCTTGGCCGAAAATGGTCAAATCCTCTTTAATGAAAACCAGGACAAACCGGCGACAATGGTCTTAAAAGCGTTCGGATTAACGACAATTACGGCGTTGGCCGAAGATTCCGGCGAAGCGATTGTCGGCTTGGCCAGAAAAGGCGTCAGCCCGATTTATAACCGTATGCCGCCGAAGTTGCGTAACGGTATTGTTAAACTGGCCAGACAAACGGAAAAATACAAAGACACGCCTATTTCGAAACTGTTTGAAGCCGGCGGATATAGCAGCGTTTTAGGTGAAATCGGCGAAGAACGTTTGGAAAGTTTATTGGGCGCCATTACCGGACTTAATCCGCAAGGCGACAGCTATTTCGACAGTATAGGCAACGCCTTAATGCCGGGCTGGGATCAATTCCTTGTTGAAGCCGGCGTGATCAGTATTGCCGGCGGCGCAAGATCCGGATTGAATTATTTGTATGGTAAAGGCTTCGACGCTACAACGTTGAAGGGGTTATCTACCGCAGAACAAGACAAAGTCGTCGCGCGTGAAGTCAGAAAAGAAGTCGGTGCGATCAATCCGCGTTATGAAACGATCCACCTTCCCGTTGATCAGATCTTCTTATCTCCGGATATTCCGAACTTCAAAGAAGGCGCAAACGAAAACGGCGTGGTCGCCGGCGAAGAATTGCAAGGCGCTTATGACGAACTGGGAACAGCCCCGATCGTTGTATGGGAACGCGAAAACGGGCGTCTTGAAATCATAACCGGAAGACACCGGCTGGATCTGGCCAAAAGAAACAACATGGCCGAAATTCCGGCGCACGTTGTTAAAGAAGCCGAAGGATTTACGGCGCAGCAAGCCCGAATGCTGGACGTTGAACAGAATATCAAAGACGAAAAAGGAACCGTTAAAGATTATGCGCGATTTTTCAAAGAAGGAAAGATCAGCGAGGAAGAAGCGCAAAGCAAAGGTTTATTGGCCAGGGCAAAAGGAAAACGCGCCTTCGCCATTGCTAACAAGGCAACAAACGGACTTTATACCTTGTTTATAAACAATAAGATCCAGGACGTTAAGGCCGAAGCAATCGCAAACGGGGCGCCAAATAACGAAGCCGCGCAAAATGCCGGTATAAGATCAGCCGATAAAATGTCGGCCGAAGAATTGCAAGCCTACACTTCCATTTTAAGTCAAATGCCGACGAAACAAACGTCCGGCGGCGACTTGTTTGGATATGAGGACAGCGCGGAAATCGAAGCCGGAAAGATCGCGAAATTGGTGGCCAAAGACGAAAAGGAAATCGACGCCACAATAACAGCCGTTCGCGGTGCGCTTCGTAATCCGGAACTTGCGAAAAAAATGGGACTGGATTTTAAGGCTACGCCGGAAACGATCGGCCAGGAAGTCAACAAATTGTTGTTTCAAAAACAACAGTTGAAAAAGTTTTCTACCGACGCGAAGTTAATGCAGCATTATCGAAATTTGCTTGAAGGAAGCAAAGAAACGGTTTTCGACGTGCTGCCCGACACGGTGCCGGCAGACTTCAAGCCGGAAGAAGGCAGCGTAAAAGAACAGTCAGCAGCCGAAGAACAAGCCGAAACACCGGAAACCGAACAGGATCCGGCCGAAATAAAACTGGACGATAGCGAAAGTTTTATCGAATTGGCAAACCGAAAGTGGTTTGACGACGTGGCGCCACTTCAAAAACTGGCCGAAGATGAACGGGCGGAACTTTCAGACGGTCAACGTCCGGACTTATTGGCCAGGGCTTATCAGTATTCGGCGCGCATGGTTGAAAAAAATATCGCCGATCAAACCTATTATATTGACGAGAACGGAAACGAAGTCATTACCGGCGAAGGATTGACGCCGATATTAAAAGACTTTATGGCCACAATGCACGACGTCGAACCGAACAAAAGCCAGGCAATGAATGACTTTAACGATTTTTTGGTTGCGCGTCGGTATATGCAAGATCTTGACGAAATGGAAGACGTAGAAGTTACCGAAGAACAGCGGCAAAAATCCGCTGCCGATATACTTCGCTTGAATGATAAATACGGCGAAAATTTCGAACTTTTCGCAGATTTTTCGAACCGAATTTATGAATTTCAAAAACGTATTCTTGAAAATCTTGTTCGATCCGGAAACTTATCGCAAGAACAGTTTGAGGATATAACCGGCAAACATCAACATTATGTGCCGTTCAAGCGTGTAATTGAGGATAAAGCGATCAACGGGATTAGTGGTCGCGGCGTATTTGACGAAACGCGCACGGGAAAAGTGATTAAAAAGATCAAAGGATCCGAACGCGAAGTAAAAGACGTCTTTATGTCGATTGCTAACAATGCAGCGAAGACGCTGGATCTGGCTTATAGAAACCGGATCGCGCGCAGCGTTGCCGATCTTAAAGATTTTATGCCGGAATATGTGAAGGCCAAAAAGCCGATGTATGAACACGGCGTGGCCAAAACAAAGGTCGCGTATGACGCACGCTTCCGCCAGCAGTTAGAACAGGCGATAAAAGCCTTCGGCGGCAAGCTGGAATATGTGAAATCGCTTAACCGTGCAAAAGGCGAAGGCCTTATCATGGGAAGCTACACAGACAGCGAAAAGACAATCCGGAAACGTCTTGGATCGCAAGATCGAACATTGGCGCACGAGTTCGGACACATGATCGACTATGCGTTAGGACTGAGCGAACGCATACTTCACAACGACATTATGACGAACGAAATTAAGAAGCTGGCCGAAGATCGCTTCTATTCCGTTATTGGCCTTGTAAAAGACACCAAAGGCGAAATGAAGTATATTGAACAAACCGGCAAACTTCCGGAAGAATATGTCGAATATGTTAAGAGTATGCGCGAAGCGGTGGCGAATGCGCTGGATCTTTACTTCTCGTCAAGGGACTATATGAAGAAGGCGGCGCCGAATACATACGCAGCCATTGAAAAAATCTTCGACGTCCCGGCGCTTCGTTTCTTAAAAGATATTCGGCCTTCGTCGGCAACGGCAATGGAAGAAATCGAAACGGACGTCTTCATGCCTTCTAAACAAAAACCGTTCGGAAATGTGATTGAATATTACGAGAACGGCAAAAAGAAGTATATTGAGGTTGCACAGCCGATTTATGAAGCAATGCACAAGTTAAGCCCGATCCAGCTTGGATTTGTTTCGAAGGCGCTATCGGTTATCGGTGCGCCGGCGAAAGTGCTACGCTGGGGGGCAACAACAACGCCAAACTTTATCTTGCGAAACTTCATTAAAGATCAGTTTACGGCGTTTGTGCAGACAAAGGACGGGATGAGAACGAACCCGTTACACACGATCAAAGCCTTAACACAGATCGTCGGTAAAGGTCAGCTTTATAATGAATGGGAACGTTCGGGCGGTGCCGGCGGTGGTTATTATGACTGGTCAGAAAAGGGCGCGCAAAGCTACCTTGAAGAATTAAAGAACCCAAAAGGACGTCTTCTTCGTTCTTTGAAAGTGCTTGAAGATACAGGCTGGACAGATTGGAAGCGTTACGCGAATATTGCAATGTCGCCGTTTACGGCCATTGTGAAGGGCTGGAACGCAGCAATCGGAAAACCGTCGCAAGCCATTGAAGAAGCGACGCGACTTGGCGCATTCATGAAGGCAAAACAAGCCGGATTGTCAGACTTGGCCGCAGCAGTTGAAAGCCGCGAAGCGACGGTCGACTTCGGACGTGGTGGCGAAATAAGCCGCCTTATAAACCGTATTGTCCCGTTCTTTAATGTCGGTCTACAATCGGCAAATAAACTTGTTCGAACTGCAACGGATAACCCGAAAGCGTTTGTTTTTAATTCGCTGGCGACGATCGCCTTCCCTTCGATCGCAATAACCGGTTATTATCTTTATGGTGCGCCGGACGACGAACGGAAACGCTGGTTGCAAATTCCAGATTATGTTCGTGATAATAACTGGTGCTTTTTTATTCCTGGACGAGAAGAACCGGTAACGTTTCCGAAGCCGTTTACAGTCGGTTATATGGGGACAGCCTTTGAAGACTTTATGATCTGGGGTTATAAAGGCGAAAAACCGGAAGCGCGCGAATGGTGGGAACTTGTTTCCGGTATGATCGGATCAATGAGTCCCGTTCAGACTTCCGGATCGCTTTTAACACCGGTCGGACAAGTGGCCGTTGAAGCCGTAACGAATTATAACTTCTTTATGGGGCGGCCGATTTATCCGAAGTGGCTTGATAGCTTGCCACCGGAAGAACGCAAAAACAAAAATACGTCGCAGCTTGCGACTTATATCGGCGAAAAAGCCGGTATATCGCCGGCCATTGCGGATAATACCATTTCCGGTTTATTCTCAACAGTCGGAAAACAAGCTGTAAAACTTAGCGATACAATGTTGGATCAGTTCAAGCGTTGGAACGGTGAACAGGTGCCGGCAAGGGTGGCAATATTAAAAGACATTCCTATTGTCGGTGCTTTATTCGGGACTATTCCGGACGGAACGCGCAGCAAGTCTTATCAAGAATTTGCGACAAACTATGGGCGATTTATGCAGATAAACACCGCATACAATCAACGCACGGGCGAAGAGAAGTCTTTGTATAGACAGCAACACGCCTTCGAACTGGAAGCATATCGGACGATTAAAGGAAGCAAAAAGCAGATCCAGAAAGTCCAGAAGGAAATTAACCGGATATATGACGATCCGCGAATGTCGGCCAAAGAGAAAACCGAAGCCGTTATTCGTTTGGAACGCCATATAACGGAAATCGCGCGGAATGCTAACAAGCAAACGGCCGATGTGAAAAGGAAATTTGATAACAAAGATTGAAAGGAAAAATATAAATGACGGTCGAAAATACTATTTCTAAAACCGGAAAACAAGTCATGGGATCATATACCTATGACTTTTCTTTTGACGAGTTATTAAAGGATCCGACGGAAGAAGTCGCGAAGCAAGCTATAAAATGCGCCATAAGCGACGGAACGACGGAAACGATTTTAACTTATGGCACGGATTATTCGGTAACGCTTAATTCTAACCGGATCGGCGGCCGTGTAACGGTTGTTAATCCGCGGAATTCGTCCTGGACAATTACGATCTATCGTTCGTATGAAGCAACGCAAGGCGCCGATTATAACGACTTCGACGCCTTCCCGGCCGAAACTTTGGAACAATGCTTGGATAAAGTAACAATGCTTATTCAAGAGATCAAAGAGGAATTGACGCGCTGCGTTAAAGTTACCGTTACCGGCAATCAAACGCCGGAACAACTTTTGGCCGAAGTATATTCGAAACTGGATAGCGCGACGGCAATCGCAGCGCAAGCGATCGCAGCAGCTAACACCGCCACGACGGCAGCAAATAACGCGGCCGCAGCGGTGGCCAGCGCTGAACAGACTTTGGAAGACGTAACGGAATATGTGGACGCCGCACAAATAGCGATCAATACCACAAAGACGCAAGCCGAAGCCAGCATAAACGCCACCGCTTCGTCGGCAACTTCGACGATCAATTCAACGAAGGAAAGCGCCATTTCTACCATTAACGCCGCCGTAACGGCAGCGGAAGGAACGATCGACGACAAAGTGGACGCGGCCGAAGCGTCAATCGATCAGACGATCGCGGACGCGGTGGACGAAGTAACAGCCGCAGCATTGGCCGCAGCACAAGAAGCAATCGCCGACGCAACGGTAACGGTAACGGCAGCAGCAACGGCGAACCTGGACGACTACGTCGACAATACGGTTGAACCTTCATTGCAAAATTACGTTACGGCAGCGGCCGGATCTGCAACGGCAGCAGCCGGAAGCGCAACAACGGCAAACAGCGCAGCTTCGGCGGCCAGCAGTTCGGCAGCGGCAGCATTGGCCAGCGAACAAAATTCGCTTGCGAATAAGAACGCGACTATTGCCGCGCTTGAAGAAGCGCTGGAATTAACCGGATATTCCGAACTTTTTGGCGGCTATCCGAACGACGGAACCGACGACGAAATTGTCGGCGGATATTTTCAATAATCTTTTAGAAAAGGAACATTTTATGGCTGATACAATCACGAAAAGAATTCGCTTGCGTCAAGGCGATAGCACAACGGCGAAAGCGAATAACGAAATTTTGCGCCAGGGCGAAGCGTTTTTCGAAACCGATACCGGCGATATTAAAGTCGGCGACGGCGAAACGCGGTATAATAACCTTCTGGGTATTGTTTCCGAAAGCAATATCGCGCAAAAGATCGCACAAGGCATTTATACCGGTTGCAATTTAAGCGAAAAATTCGCAGCTGAAATTGCCAACTATTCAAGCACGGGTCGGCAGCAACAATCGCCGGGACAAGCGTTCCGGCACAAAACAGAAAATGCGTTATTGCAGGCATAAATCTTTATAAGGGAACCGGCGACACGGAATTAACGGACAACCACCTTGTTATTTGGGCCGGATTATCAGATATGAACGTTACATTTAATGACGTGAACAGTAATAACGGCTCAACCTATAACGCATCGCCGGTTTTGGCTTCAAAAGCCTGGGCGGTGTTAAACGGTGTTAATAACGTGGGAACAAATAAGACCGGAAGCGTCGGATATAATGCAAACGGCGCAGGATTTTTACAAACATTTTCATCGACGCTGCAGGGATATATGAAAAATATGCGCTGCTTTATGGGCGAGAGATACAGTTCAACGGCAGCAGTAACAAACGATACCGGGCAAAACTGGAAAGACCGCGGCAAATTGTTTTTGCCTTCTGAAATCGAAGTTTATGGCTGCATGATACATTCAAACAATACAGCGCAAACATACGGTAACCAAGAAGGATACGGGCCATATTGTCATTGGCCGATTTTCAAGAGTGCCGGCACGAACGGCCGATTGAGAGAAGGCCGGGCGTCCTGGTGGCTCGGTTCGGTCGTTGGTGGCTCGTCGTCGGGGGTGTGCTATGTCTCCGGGGACGGCGGTGCTAACGGCTTTGACGCTACGTCCACGTGGATACGGCTCCCGCTCTGCTTCATTTTAGCATAAAGCGAAGCGGACATAAAAAACAGCGGACGGGCAAGTCCCGTCCGCGTAGTGAAAAGGATTAACCGGCAATGACAGTTTACGCAAGAGAGAGAAAAGAAACCAGCGTGCAATACATTATAGACGCAAAAAAACTTCAGCGCGAAGTTATTCGTTATATGATGAACGAAAAGCGCGTGCCGAAAAAATGGCGCTATATGCTTGCACGCGGCGCAATGGCCAAAGCAAGCGAAATTGTAGATAACGCCGTCGGCTCGCACAGTGTTTTTCCAAACACGGAAGAAAAGCTGAAGCTCCGCAAGGCGTATCTGCAGGACGCGCTGACAAACTGTTATCAGTTGCATGCGCGGCTTGATTGTATGGTGGACGTTATCGATAACGTAACAGTTGATAGTTTGTCGGTTATTATAAGTTTGCTTGTTGATGAAATAGCAGGGCTGAAGAAAACAATCAGCAACGCGAAACTCATCGGCAGTAAAGAGGTTTAACGTTGTATGCGGGCCGGTTGAACTGGTGGCTCGGTTCAGTCGTCG